TCACTCCCCCACTGCAAGATTTTCCAAAAGTGCCAGATTAGTGACATTGCCCGCCAAGACTTCGTCAATTTTTCTCGCATGTTCGGTTAGATGGGTTGGGGATAGGTGGGCATAGCGCTGAACCATTTCTATGCTCTCCCAGCCGCCCATTTCTTGCAGTGCCGAAAGTGGCACACCTGCCTGAACCAACCAGCTCGCCCATGTATGCCGTAGATCGTGAAAGCGGAAATCAGTTATTCCCGCTCTCCGTTTCCCAGTGTTCCATGCTGAGTTATCATCAACCCGCATTTTCCTAACTGCCGGGGTCACTCCGCCGCCTGGTCGCTTCCGTGCTGTCGTATGCACAAAGACGTACCGTGAGTGTTTTCCGATCTGATCACGCAATGTCCGGCATGCGGTATCATTCAGTGCAACACCAATAGCCTTGCCCGCTTTGGCGTTCTCTGGGTGAATCCATGCCACTTTTCTTTGCATATCAACCTGCGACCATTCGAGATCTATGATATTTGAACGGCGTAGGCCAGTTGCCAGAGCGAAAACGACAACGGGCCTAAACTGTTCCGGCATGCATTTGATCAATGTGGCCGCCTCTTCCTTTGTCAGCCACCTGACGCGCTTGCTTGCAGGCTTCCTTACCTTTATCACCGGCGCTTTGCGCAGCCACTTCCATTCGTCAGCCGCAATTTTCATCAGGCCCCTCATGAAAGAGAGGTGCTGGCTTCGAGTTGCCGCTGATACTGGTTTAGGCTCGTATGCAGGCACCGGTTTACCTTTTCTTTCTGCTGCGGCCTTTTTCAGTTCCCATCTTTGACGATGTTTCCTGTTGGGCATTTTGGCGACAGCGGCCATAATCCGATCTTCCGTGATAGATGAGAGAGTTTTGCCGGCGAAGTGCTGAAGGAAAAACTCAATCTTCGTTCTGTCATCGTCCAGTGATCTCTTCTCTTCTTTCTCAGTTAGCCAGCGGAGACACGCCTCCTCAAAAGTGTGCTCCGCTATCTCCCCGAGCTTGTTTACCCGCCAAGCTTCAGCCCTTAGCTGATCGTAGAGCTCTTGCGCTTGGAGCTTGTCCGTCGTGTTAAGGCAGCGTCTAATTCTTTTACCACTGCCCGGTTCGACAAAATCGCAGTACCAATTTCCGTAACGTTGTTTGAGGGCCATCTGTTGTTACCTTTCTGTTGATGGCCGTCTGCATTCACGGCCCGATTTTCTGTCTCTCTTGCGTAATATGCAAGGCACTCGGACTTTAAAATCTCCCATCTACCGCCGCCTTTCTTCCCGCTTTTGTTGGCATGGATCAGCCCTTCTTTAATCAGTGCTCGAAGGGTTCTCGGTGACTTTTTCATAAATGCAGCCGCTTCAGGGAGCGTGAACGGCACATCGTTTATGTTTATCTCTGCCATATCGTCCTCGTTACTTCCCCTCCCGTACCCGATGAACCTCACAGCAAAGGCGCAGCCACACCGGCGGATACTTCGGCCAGTACGGTGCTATCTTCACTGCGTGCTTATCGAGTAACTGACGGAGGGTTAAATTGTTGGAAGGGGAGTCGAAATCCCTTAAAAGCTCTCTGGCTGTACTGCGGAGAAGGTTTTTCTTTGCGGAGTCCATATCATGCCGCGCCCTCATAGTGAATTTTAGACAGATTGCGAACTCCAGTTATTACCGTGGCTGCGATGGTTGTATTGCGTGTGACGACTTCGACTTGGTAGGTTTTATTGCGGTATTTGATGCTATATACGATGGGGTGATATTTGTTGCCTGAGCCGTATTTGTGAAGATGTTCATCAATTGCTTTATGGGCAGCAAACACGTGAACAGGCTCAGTGTCACCGCGGATAATCTCTTTCATAATTGCGCTAACTGTTGGCTTGTTGTAAATTCCCGCGTCCAAGGCGGGGATTTATTTCAATGGTTAGGTTGCGTTTAGCGTTGAGTAAGGCATCCCCGTCTTGGGCTAGCCATTCCCACCCTCCGGCGCTGCGGGTAATGGCATCCAGTGGGTAACGTGCATCATCAGCCTATTTTCATGCTGCTCAGGGCCAGAGCCGGACGCGTCACCAAACTTGATTGACTCCATGAAGCCAAAGCACTGTTCGCCTTCATGATAGGTAAAGCCGTAGTACGCTGGAATTACGCCAATTTCGCATTTAACCAAAACCGGCAACGCTGTTCTCCAGTCACGCTCACCAACTTCCGGCATGCGCTCGCTGCACGCTATCCAACCATCCGCCAACTTGTAACCGCTACTTACAGGTTGGTTAACGCTGGCGCAGTTTTCGCATTTATTTGCTGTCAAACCAGCGTCAATACTGGGTTCATCGCTGGCGCAGTTTTGCAGCACTGTGGCACGGAAGGCGTTAATTACAGTCTTAGCGTCGGCATACGCCTGCTCTTGGCTCTCCACGCTTCGAGTTTGCCCGCTTATAAAGCAGTGATACCCAATTACCTTATCGCTGTCGTTGCTTTCAAACTCAGGTAGTGCAGATGAGTAGACTAGACCACCTGGTATAACCTCCTCCGCTACTGCTGGCGCTGGCGGGGCGGCAATGATTCGAAACTCTACGTTGGCCGCAATGGTTTCCTTCAATATGAAGTCCACCTGTTCAGGCTTGATGGTTTCCCAGTCCGTCACCTGGCCGTTGTACGGGTTTCGCATGCGGTACTGATACACCGGCTGCGCCTCCCGGTTAGCCAACGCTTCGGCACACACTGCGCGCACAGCTTCGATACCCAGATCGCCGATTTCTGCGCCGTACTTCAACTCTTCAATCGTTAGTGTCATGTCCATGCCTCTCAGTGAAAGCACCGCTGGCTGAGCGGATAGCTTTGTTATATGCGATAGCTTCTTCCTTGGTATCGAAGTATTCATAATGCCTTACGTTACTTACTTGCATTCGAACAACCCACTTCTTCGATCGCTTTACCCTGCTTACGCCGGTAATCCCGCTCCGGTTGTTGAGCGCCAATCTGCAGTTGCGCCTGTTTTCGCCGACAGTGACCAATCGATGATTATCAGCGCGATTGTTTAGGCCGTTTCCATCGATGTGATCAATGCATTTCCCTGTCGGAATATCTGACCCGTTCCGTAGTGCGTAGATGATTCGATGTGCCTGGAACTTCGTCCTGTTGACCTTTACACGGCGATACTTATTCCGATGGTCTATGCAGGTAACTCCTGCATCAGACAGGGAGAACTTGCTGTTCCAAATCTTCCAAACATGGTCACTTTTAAAGTGGCTTCTTGGTCTGATCTTCCATTTAAGATTTCCTTCTGGTTCTTCCAGTGAGAAGCATTCATTCAGGAATTCCACAGGAGGAAGCGGAATCACCTTCATTCACTATCCCCCTCTACGGTGAAGCGCATCCCGGCAGAGGTGATAATCTCCTCAACCTGCTTACGCGAATACGCTGGGTAACTGTGGTCTGCATAAGTGCATGCAGGGCGCGGCAACCGCACCGGCGTAGCCAGCTTGGCGCGGAGAGATTCATTTTCGAGAACTATGGCCTGCGCAGCTTTGATGGAATCGTAATCACCATGCACGAAAAGGCTTCCATTACCACTGCCGACGCCCATAGTCATTGCTGTTTTGGCTTCCAGCTCGGCGATGCGTTTGTCTGCATCTTCAAGGCAAGATCGCTCCAGGTTGAACCGCCGCCGAAACTCTTCGCGCTCTTTCTCTGCACCATCGACCCGTTCACGCCAAAATTCGCTCTCTTCAGTCACCGTTGTAATGCGCTTACCCTTCGCTTCCAGCTCTGCCAGCAGGGTGAGAACCACATCCGGCACGCACAACCTGAAAAACAGCTCGTCGGCATCAGCATTATCACCGACAAATCCATACTCCATGTCTTTGTGATCGGTGCGCAGAACCAACGAACCATCGTAGCCTGTGCATTCATATTTGATGCTCCCAGACCCGTCGATGCGGTCACCAATTCGACCCGGGGTAGCGGCCATTGCGGCCGCTTTCAGTTCGCTGAATTTATCCATGTGATACCTCACTCAAATCAATGAAAACATTGGCGAACGCAGCAGCAGTCCGCATCCCGGCACGCACATCATCAGTTAGCGAGCTTTGGCTATCGTCAGCACGTGCGAGCATTTCAGCTGCAAACTCCTTAACTCCGTCAACGCTGCTGAATGCTGGTTGCAGCTCAATCACGTGCGCCAGTGCAGCGCGGCATTCGCGAATGGTGACGACAGAATCATCGTCGAGGCCTGCGTTTTTGATGTGATTTTCGAATGCGTTATTAATTTCGTTGAATTTATCCATTGCTCTGCTCCTTCATGGCTTTGTCGCGCTGAAACTCGTAGAAGTCACCACCGGCGTCCATGTGATACATCAGTTGCTGGTACTCATTGGCAATTGCCTGTGAAGATTTCAGCTCTGCCAGCAGGGCGGAGACGTACTCTTGCGAGTAGAGCGCATCACCCTTTGCCTTCCCCATGCTTTCTGCGAGAGTCACTACATCTGCGTTCTCTTCGTAGTAATAACGATCGTGGTGATGTAGTTTCCACGCCACCGGCTTGCTCAGTTCGCTCAGCTTCTCAGTGCTCATAATGCTTTCTCCTGGGCCTCGCAAAGTCCGTCTGGTATTGCTACAACATCGCCCAGGTGCAAGGCCACGATTGCTCGGCATGCTGAAAACAGATAATTGGACTCATCACCACTGAACGATATGTGAAATTTTTCAATCAACGGGCCACATTGGCTCCAATCAGTTGACGGAGAGAATGGTTCCTTGTCATAACGCCGATTCATGCCGCTGTGGTTGTGATGCTCGGTGTAGTGGTTGATCCGGCCGTCATCCTCTGCTATCCATTCCACATCGTCAGGCCATTCCACATCGTCATGAGATTTCATCGGTAGGCAGATAGCTTCTGCAACTGCCCAATCGAGGGCTTTCCCGGTTAATTCGCATGTGTTAATAATCACGCTCCACCTCCCTAGCGCTGTCACCGGTCTGTTTCGGGAGCCCGTCATAAACCTCTGACAGGTGCCCGCGAATCTGCATGCGGCGCAGTGCGCTGTACATGTAATCGCACTCAGCCTGCTTGTTGGCGCGGAACGGCTTATTCTTGTTTGTGCACCACATCGAGTTACCCGGCCAGCCGTGAACCTTAAAGACACGTCCGCCTTTGACATTCAGCAGCCCCCAGCCTTCTGGCAGCTCATCGATGCGGATCAGCCCAGGCTCGCAGATGAAGAAGCGCCAATCCCCCATACCGAGATCAGGTTGAATGCGGAACCGCTTTTTCCGGTCGGCGAGGAAGTCACCGCGTGAGCACTTGGCTTCGATCAGGCAGGATGCCAGATTACGGAACCCGATTGCGTCAGGCTGTTCGCCGGTGGAGACAGCGGCAACAAAGCGATCATGGAAAGCGACCGAGAAACCGTTATTGCGCAGGAATCGCTCGGCAATCAGGCAAAGCTCGCTGTGTGTCATTGCTGGCTTCAGTTCATTTGCTGGCATCACGCACCTCCCCATGAACAACCAGCGTCCATACGATGTTATTGCCATGGTCATTTTTTGATTTCAGCAATCCGCGCAACATCATCCCTCGAAGGTGATCGCGGATTTCTTTCGTTACGATGTGGAACCCTGGATATGCAGCTTTGACGATGTTCTTTATGCGCCAAGTTGCCATGCTAAAATTGCCGTTCCAGTCTGGGTAATAGTCACTCGATATGGCATCCAGCATGTTGTTATCGGTGGGAGTGAACTTCACAATCACTGGGTGCTCTTTCATTTGGCCTCCCGAATGTCAGCGGCAATATTATTTGCAAACTTAATTGTCGTTAGATATTTTCCCGCAGATTCAAAATCTCCAGATTTATGGCGCTCTTGGTAAATAACCTGAGCTTTCCTTGCGACAATTTCAGCACCTTCAGCCATATAATCAGACCGGATAGCTGCAAGTGCTGCGGAGGTGGCTGGGGTTTCGATACGCTGCATCTCATACAGTGTCTGCATATCCATGAAGTCGCCGTCAGGCTCTCTGATGGTGGCGTTGTATGCTGAGTAGACTTCAGATGCTTCATGCACAAGCTCAGCAGCTTTAGACTTCAGTGCCGCATTCTCCACAGCCAGCGCATTAACTCGCTGCAATGCTTCCTGCTCACCCCAGATGGCATATCCAAGGCTTTTAGCCAACATCTCAACACTTTTCTCCAGCGCATCGCGCTCAGCCTTCACTGATTCCAATTTCCTGCGTAATTCGCGAAGCTCCTTTCTAATTAAAATTTCACTCATAGGTCATCCTTAGCCCGCACCACAGCATCAACTGGCAGGCATTCGTAAGAAGAGGGGAGGTTTTGCGCGGCGATGTCCGCGGTACAGTTCTGGTAATCCGGGTAGATATAGCCAGCAGATTGATAGCTGCATATATCCGCGCTGCTTGCGCAGATGAGAAGAAATAGTCCGAACATGATGCTTCCTATTCAGTTTCGCTAAATCGCCATTTCTGGCTGCCTTCAAGCGACATGCCGAGTGCCTTAGCCTTCTGGTCAGCCTTCCAAAAATCAGGAATTCGCTGGCCATCTGGAAACTCCCAGCAGGTGCCGACGATGCGAACCATTTGCGTTGCTTTTGCAGCTTTCTCCGTCCGAGGTTTGTTAATTACCGGTCGAAGTTCAGGCAATAAAAAAGCCGCATTTTTAGCGGCTGTATTGGTCATCATCTTGTTGGCGCGTCCGTGAGGTTCACCACGCTTTAGGCTGTCAAAAGCCGCAAGGCATCCCGCGACTATTTCCGCGTATTGTTCTTTCATGATTGGTTACCTGCGGCTTTGAAGCTGCCTAGAATGGGATGTCGTCGTCGAAGTCCATAGGTGGCTCATTCGACGGTTGAGGTTTATTTTGCTGCTTAGGTGGGGACTGCTGATTTCCGGATTGCGAGGCTTCTTGCTTGCTGCCGATCATCTGCATCACGCCGCCGACATTGACATGAATCTCTGTCGTATAGCGCTCCACTCCAGCCTGATCTTCCCACTTGCGCGTTGTCAGTTTGCCTTCGATATAAACCTGCGAGCCTTTTCTAAGATACTCACCGGCTACCTCAGCCAGCTTTCCAAACAGCACCACGCGGTGCCATTCAGTCTTCTCCTTTTTCTCGCCAGATTGTTTGTCACGCCACGATTCAGAAGTTGCAATCGTCAGGTTGGCGATAGCGCCACCATTTTGCGTGTAGCGAACCTCTGGGTCTTTCCCAAGGTTTCCGATGATGATTGCTTTGTTGATGCCTTTGCTAGCCATTTATGCCGCCTGTTTCAGTTCTTTAAGTCGAATTCCAGTAACATCTTTGCACTTAGTTTGGTGATCTGGATGGCCATTTAGGCGAGACCAGGCTTCTGCATATTTCGACTGCAGAGTTTTCGCATCATTTTCAGAGCCTGCGTAGTTGGTAAACTCCGCCAAAATCTGGTCTGCGGTTGCTGGAGCAACGCTGTGAACCTCGGCGTCAGCATCAATGGCCGTCTCTTCGGTTGGGATGCAGAACGCCTGGAATGCCGCATATTTGTATGCGATGGACATCGCTTTGTTTGTTGCCTTGTCTCCGCTGTCCATAGCTTCGCCATAGGTTTCAACCGTATGCTTGCTGCCGTCTTCGGTTGCGACAAAGTCGAACTCAGCCTTAACAACCACATAGAACAGCACACCGCCGGTTTTGGTGGTTCGTTCCGTTATCGTTCGCTCTGTGATTCTAGGAAGGATGACCAGCCCATTTTTAACGAGCGCAGGAGATAGAGCGTTATAAACTGCATCAATCCCTCTGAATGCAAACCCTTGCTGCTTGTTCTGGCTATCCTTGGCTATTCCTACTTCTGATAAATCTTTTGCCACCCCTGCGATGGCCTTATAAACGGCGATCATGATTACCCCTTAGGTAAAGTTTCCTGCGAATTCATCCCAAGTAACGGATGGGCTTTGACGTTCAGAACCGTTCCAGCGAGTGTCGGTCTGCGCCTGTGATTCGGTGAGTTGTCTCTCCAGTTCTGACGTCATGTGAGAGATAAATTTCTCATCGCTATCAAGCACTACGCTGCTCATGCCACCGCCTTATTTTCTGTGACCGTATATCCATTCTCTGCAAGCCACTCGAACACAGCTTTGATATCGAGCTGAGGCATGATCTGCTTCTCATCGACATAGCCGAACAAAGCGACGCCGTCCGCCTCAATGCGAACCTCACCTTGTCGCTGCCCGGCCTTGGCGTGATACTCGGTGCATACAAATGTCATTTTCATTTCATCCCCCGATAGAAAAGAGAGTTAGCAAGCTGGAATAGTGTGTTGTCGTTCTTCTCTTTGGCGAGGATGGCGAGAAGCTGAAGTGTTCTGGTCATGTCCATTAGGGCTCACCCCGCTGATTAAGTGTGTCTTTCAACCACCGACCAATACAGCGCATCCGGCGGGTGATGATTTCGAGTAAAGTTTCAGATTGAGCGCCCATGAGCGGGCACCCAGCGTAAGCAAGTTGCTGCATGGGTAACTCCTGATTGATAGGTATTCATTGCTGAACCAACTCGTAAATTGGCTTAGCGATGGGAATAAAAAAGCCGCTACGAGCGGCTCTTTTTCATGTCAGAAACGCGATATCTTTTAACTTCGGTTTCATCGACTCCGCAGCAAATGCACAAGCAAACATCCTCCATGCTGTTATGCATAACCTCCGTTGCTGGAACTTTCACCGGGACATCAACCCACGTATTGGAGCGAATCTGACTTATTACCTTGTGAACAAACATTTCGTTTTTCACGCCGTATCTCAGTTGCTCGATAAGCGCGTAATCACCAAAATCAAATTGGATGGTCATGCTTTCTCCGGGTAAAAAAATGGCCGCACAATGGCGGCATAAGTGATGATAAGAGGGGTTATGTCTTCTTACTGATACATCATCAAGCCCACTGTGAAAATGAGCTTTGTGATGGTCAGCTTGATTGCTTGACGCTGTAATTTCCGTTCTTCTTTAATTCAACACAGAAGTATCTGGAGTCTGCGATTCCGATGCCCCACGAATCAGACGTTCCGTCGCCAACTCGCTTTTCTTTGATGAAGTGGCGCAATGCCGCCATCGCCGCTTCAAGGTCATCTCGCGATTCAATCGTCATGGTTATTCGCATCACATAACCCTCATCAATCCAATAACCACGCCACACCAGAAGAGGGCGCATGAAACCAACATCCAAAACCAAACCTTTCCTCTGTAGCTCATGCTTACCTCGACTTTTAGGCGTAAAAAAAGCCGCTAGGCGGCTGTTTATCGATCTGTCATACAACTTATCTTGCAGCTAACATGGCCTGCCAGATAAAGGTCACAACATCTGACAGTTGCTCATCATCTAAATCATCTAAGTGGCCGTCCAAATCTTCTTGAAGTTGTTCAATTCCCGCCGCTATCTGATCTTCGGTTGGCTGCAGTTCTACTAAATAGCTCATATAACCTCACTTGATAATGTGTGTTGCGCCTTTACGAACTTTGCGATGCCCAGCCGCGAACATCGCCACCTCTGGCAAGCAGCATGAGCCGCTATAAACAGGCTTCTGTGCCGGTAACTCAACTCGGGTTAACTTCGCCCAGGCTTTGCTGATTTTCTTCGCCAACTCACGGTCAGCGTCTTTTTTTGCTAAGAATTCACCTTGCTTGCGGTATTTGCGCTGCTTGGCGTTCTCTTTGGCTGGCTTGATGATGATTGTTGCCATACATCCTCCGTTGGTTAGCTTTGGTGGTGCAGACAGTCAGGCGGCTAACCCTGACCGCGTACTCATTGCCGATCGCCTCCGCCGAGAAGGTTGAATTCTGCCTGCACCCCAAAGCCAACTTCGCTTTGGTCTCCCAGACTCACCGGGAGAAAGTTCCATGATTGTTAAAGAGCGGGAGACTGTGTTGCGTCTCGATGGAATAACTTTAAGATAACTTAAATTATCAGTCAATATTTTTTTGAAGAAAACTTAAAGATTGAGCTTCTTTTGATTTCATGTGTTATTAGCCGCGTGGCTACAGGGCCGGGGTAGGGTGTCGGTAGAGCAGGGATGGAGAGCGACAGGCAAAAAAATCCCGGCACGGCAGCCGGGCATTATCAGTAAATGGGGGGGGTATTGCTACGAGGCTTATCCTTGCCCCTGATGTGAGTATAGTACAGAGCGTGGGTGTAGAAAACCCGGCGCGGTGGCCGGGTTGGGGGTTGGTGCTTATTCTTCATCCGCATCATCTGGAGCCTTCAGAACGGGATGAACCCTATCTAGAAGCTCAATGAATTCATCATAGGATGGACTGGCTTTCATCAGCGTAGTTATGCCGGTCAGTCTTTTCTGCAACAGTGAATAACCTGTCCCTTCCGAAAGGAATTGATGCATTTTTGCTCCGGATTTTTTGGTCTTTTCCCTTTCATCCTTTAGGGCTGCTCGTAGGTCGGGTGCCATTCTGTCATAGGTTATGTTATTAACTAAGTGCCCGAAGTATTGCGGTCGTCGCATATTTGCCTTGAATGGGACATTTCTAAGTCTGCATAGCTCCTCAAAAAAGTCAGATGGGTATGTACTAACCCATGGGCGCATCTCTTTGGCAATGAATTGCTCTAATAATTTAGCAAGAGCATCCCTTTCCCTGTCTTTCTGATATCCTGTTGCCTCATCAACAAGGGCGACAGCACCAACTCTTGCCAATGATTTGTAAAGTGCGTTTGCTTTAACTGCTGTTGACAGGTGATGGCGCTGACGAAGAGCGCCATCTCTCTCTGCCTCAATCCAAACCTCACAGATTGATGGCAAAAGTGTTGCGTCAATACCATAAGCAGCACCAAGACCCACTTTGTATACAATTGGTTCTGCAAGGGCCTTCCTTAAATCCTCTGGGATATATGGCTGAAGTTCATTCGCTTGCAATACGTACGGTAATTGCCCCATGTCTCCACCAGGAGTCCACCTTGGCATCTTTGATCCGATTGAAACTCCAAATGTTTCCGCAAGCCCACCGGATCCTTGCATGGATATAACACGGCGACCATCTGGCAGTACTGCACAGGATACCCCGCTAGCTGACTCCACTCCCGAATGCGTGGCTTTAGGGGCAGCGCGAACCGCTGCAGAAACCGCAGCCGCTTTTATTGCTCTTTTTTTGGGGTCCATATCATCACCTCGAAGTCAAATGAGGCTGTATGTTAGCTAATTTTGTTTAAGCTGTAAATGATAGCTAAATTCATTATTAGCTATTTGTTTTATCATTGCTACATATATCATTGATAAGTATATGTATTTTATATTTTTTATTTTATGCAAACCATCATATAAGCTAATCTTTTATTGCTAAACTGGCTTTAGCTATCAATCATGATCTTTACCAATTAAAAAATGCCGCCACCCAGCCCAACCCTCACCCAAGCGCCTCATCCTACCCCCAAGGCAACTCACTAGCCCATTGAAGCAAGTACATCAGCCAGAAGCAGGCGCCTGTTACCAAGGCAGCGATAACTATCAATCTCATCATTAGCTCAACATCCTTGTTGCTACAGCTCCCTGTGGCCGCTAACGCCCATTAGACAGCCAAACTCATCAGGTTAGTGCTTTGTCAGCCCGCCATCTAAACCAGGCGCATCTTTGTCTCAACTGCTACGCCGATGATCTTACAGTTGCCGTTAATGGCAACCATAGGCCACTGTGGATTAAGACCGCGCAGATATCTCTTGCTTCCATCTATCACAAGCTTCTTGAAAGTAGCCTCGTTATCCTCAACCAGCTTTGCAATTACAAGACTACCGTTCGCCGGGTCGCGGCCAGTATCGAAAAGAACGAAAGTACCTTCTGGGATGCTAAGCCCAACAGGCGCAGTCATGGAGTCACCCTCTACCTTCAGCCAAAAGGCTTCGCCTTGAATGTGCGCATCAGACTCTAGCCACTGATCAATATCCTTGAGTGTGTATGGCTCACAAGCTTCGGCCCATGCACCAGCTTGAATGGAGCTAATCACTGGATAGCGATTCCCGGCCTTGTATGGAGCAACATAACTCACATTCCTATCGCTCACCTCGCCATACAACAAGTGTGATGGTGAGCAGCTCAGCGCTGCAGCCAGAGACATTAGATTATCTCCCCTTGGCTCGGTCTCTGAACGCTCCCACTGTGAAATGGCAACGTTAGACACGCCAACAGCCCTTGCCAGCGCAACCTGACTCAGTTTTTTTAATTTTCTCAGCGCTTGTATGCGCTCGCCTACAGTTTCATTTTTCATATTAAGCAATCTTAAATCTTGTTGACTTAAGATTCCTTTAGTTGAATAATTAAAGAAGTCTTAAATGGAGGGTTCTGAATGCTGAAAGAAGCAGCGACCGAACACTTCGGCTCCCAGCATGCTATCGCACTTGCCTTAGGGGTCAGCGATTCAGCTGTTTCGCAATGGAAAGAGATTATTCCAGAGAAGGCAGCATTGAAGCTGAGCATCCTTACCAAGGGAAAGCTGAAGTACCTAGCGGAATTCTATAAGAAAGCCGCCTAAGCACCACCGCTCTTTAACACTACTAAACCTCTCCCCGGTAGGTCTGGGGAACCAAAGTGGCAATCCCCACGGATGCCGCACGTATATCTATTCAATCAACAAGGAAAATTATCCGCTATGGAACTAGCAAACTACAGCAAGCCAACAGAACAAGAAATCAACCGGGCAGAGACTGACTTACTCTTGACCGTATCGGCGATCACCGGCAGGGAGTTTGCCAAATTAGCAGGTTGCCACGAATCGAAAATCAGCCGTACTGACTGGCGCTATATCGCAACGATTCTCTGCATCGCCAAGAAGAGCGTGGAGTTTAGCGTTATCGGCAGGGTGGTGCAGGAGATGGTTCGAGCAGCAATGCCTGGAAATGAAAAAGCCGAGCAGTGCGCTAACACTTTCTCGGCTTAAGTGATGATTTTGAAAAGCAATCACTGAGAGGAATTATACATGCAAAACACTGGATCAACAACCAGTAAGGAGCTCAGCTATGAGCACAGCTGAGGTTATCAAGTTCCCCAGACAACCAGATAAGCCAGGAGGCCAAGTGGCCGATCTCGAAAATGGCTATCTGCGACTGGCAAATCAGATTCAGGATGCGGTATGCAGGGTTGAGCTTTCAGGGCGCGAATTCCGCGTTCTGAATGCCGTTATCCGCCTGACTTACGGATGGTCGAAGAAAGAAGATCGGATAACTAACAGCCTCATTGCTGACAAGACAGGCCTCGCCGTCAAGCATGTCTCAGAGGCTGTTTTAACGCTTGCTGCAAGGCGCATCATCATTCTGAGACGCATAGGGCAGACACGCTACATAGGAATCAATACAGAGCTGAGCGGGTGGGCATATGGGAAGCCGAAGTGCAAATCCTGCGTCACTTTCTTCTCTCAAGCAAGCGAGGAAAACTGCTACCGCATTGAAATTACCATCCCTGTTTTCAGGGATAGAAAAAAAGATGCTCAAACCATCCCTGAAAACAGGGATAACCATCCCCAAAAACAGGGAGAGGTATCCCTGAAAACAGGGAACACCAAAGACATTCTTTCAAAGACAGATAAACATAAAGATCTTAAACCCCCTAAATCCCCCAAGGGGGAATCGAAGAAGTTCAACCCTTCCTCGGTTGAATTACCAGACTGGCTTGACCCTATCGCTTGGTCAGAATGGGTGCAGTACCGTGCAGAATCCAAAAAGCCGATTAACTCACAGCTCACAGTGACCAAGGCATTCAGGGTTCTGAAGGAATGTCTGGACGAGGGGCATGATCCAACCGAAGTAATCAACACCAGCATAGCCAGTAGCTACCAGGGGCTGTTTAAACCAAAGTTCCCGGCACGCAAGCAGATTGCGGTTACCCGCACTAGCAAGCCAATGAATCACATACCAGAGGGGTTCACAGGATGAGCGCAGCAGATTTAATGCGACGCCTTCAGGCCGCTATGCCTGCCGGCACGCAACCGAAGTTTAAGACTGCCGATGAGCTTATGGCGTGGCAGCGCGAGCAGGGCCGGATCGACTCTGAACGCATCATCGAGCAAAACCGGATTGCACGCCTGCAGAACGTCTTGGGTCGGTCTGGGATCCAGGAGCTTCACCAGTCCTGCACCTTCCAGAACTACAACGCTGAGTTACCTGCTCAGCGCAACGCACTGGAGAAATCCAAGGCCTACGCAGCACGGTTCGGTAGCGGGTTTGGTGGGTTTATCTTCAGCGGCGGGTGTGGCACAGGGAAGAATCATCTGGCGGCGGCGATCGGGAATGTATTGCTATCGGCAGGTAAGTCCGTGCTGGTCGTGACCATTCCAGACCTGATGATGCGCTTCCGCGAAACCTACCAGGAAGGGGCGAAGACCAGTGAGGCAAAACTCATGGATGACCTGTGCAGCGTTGACCTGCTGATCCTGGACGACATTGGTGTTCAGCGTGGAAACATCAACGAAGGCGTGGTGCTGTTCCAGATTGTAGATCGCCGCCTATCCGGGAAAAAACCAGTAGGTATGCTGACTAACCTCGACGCGCCGGCGCTAACAGAACTACTCGGGCCGCGGATCATGGACAGGATGACAATGGACGGCGGGATGTGGATTAACTTCGACTGGCCGAGCTACCGGCGCAAGGTGAAATCATGAGGGTTGATGGAGCAAATTTGCGAGACTGTGGAGGTTAAATTTTGCAAATAGAAATGGTCAAAAATGCCGGCGGCGTTTTTTGTCCAGCATTCGAACATGATTTACCTCGTCTAACCAAGTTCAAAAACGGCGAAACCTATACCGCCGAAATCAAGCTAACCCGCAATCCCCGCTTTCACGCCAAGATGTTTGCCTTCTTCAAGTTCTGCTTTGAACACTGGTGCGCCAATCGTGCCGGGCTCGAATGCATGGACGAACACAGTCAATTCGAACGTTTCAGGAAAGACCTGACGATTCTTGCTGGTTTCTATGAGCAAGCGGTGAGGCTAAACGGCGACGTTCGCACAGAGGCGAAGAGCCTTGCATACGGGAACATGGAACCAGACGAATTCGAACGCTGTTACAACGCGATGATCAACGCTGCCATCAAGCACCTGTTCGGAAACACTAAGGACAGGAACACCCTTAACCAATTGCAGAGCTTTTTCTAGCGAGGTTGGAATGAAATCAAGCTTTATGCACTTAGCGGTAACCAACGAAGAGGCGATCCATCTGATAGAGACTTATCGGCGTACCGGCGCTCACGCAGAGAAAACACTTAACACGTCAGATCCTCGCCTGTGGGATGTAGTGGTAAGGCTCACCGAGCAACGCTACCTCAAGCCAACACCGCGCTCTATGGTCAACAAAATGTGGGGGTAGATATGGACGGGATGTTATGCGCCGATTGTGGTGCGCAGCTTCAGGCTGATGAGGTCTACGTTTGCGAGGTCTGTGACCGAGAGCAACGAAAATTCATCGATTCAGTGATGGGGGAAGATGACGATGGCTAAAGGCATAAATCTGCCGAATCCCAAGACATGCCGACAATGCAAAGCCAAGTTCACCCCTCGCAATACCCTTCAAATCGTCTGTAGTCCGTCCTGTGCAATCCAACACGCCAAGCAGCAATCAGAGCGCAAGCAAAAGCAATCTGAGGCATCTGCACGCCGAGAGTGGAACAAGCGCAAGGCTGACGCGAAGCCGTTGAGTCATTGGATAGCCATGACCCAGCGAGCATTCAACGACTACATACGAGCCAGAGATGAGGGAAGTGGCTGCATTAGCTGCGGCAGTACAACGGCAACGGAATATCACGCGGGTCACTTCAGAACGACAGCGGCGGCCGGTCAGCTCCGGTTCAACGAAGATAACTGCCATCTGCAGTGCGCATCCTGCAACGTCCATCACTCCGGAGCAATCACTCAATACCGAATCAATCTCATCACGAAAATCGGCGCTGAGCGAGTCATGGTGATTGAAAACGACAACAACCCACACCGATACGCCCGCGAAGAGCTTGATGCGATTAGAGCGCGTTATAGGGCGAAATTGCGGGAACTGAAAAAACTCCAGGAGGCAGCCTGATGGCAAGGCAACGATCATCACTGAGTCTGGATGATGTCATATCGATCAGAGCGCTCATCGGTATCGGCATCAGCACCAAAACCATCGCAGAGCAGTTTCACACCTCAAAGCAAAACATCCAAAGCATAAAATCAGCGAAGACCTGGAGGAAGGCATGAGTAAGCCCGATGCGATTTATCTGCTCCCGTTTGTCCAGCGCCAATCTGATTTACGTCGCGTTTGGTGCAAGGGCAAGAAGACAATCAATCCAGCACAGCGAGTTTGGACGCGATACATGCTGACGCTTTGGGGTAGGCATCTCGGCGGTGACGATTCGCCTGCAGGATGCGTAAACGTCATTGGTCGCTTGATGATCCGAACTGAATGGAGCGAGGGACAATCCAATCGAATCGTTGAAGTGGTTGAAGCCCTTCACGCACAAGGCTATCGAGGAGAGGAATTATTCAAGAAGTCGCGTGAACTTGTCATTCCAGGCACATCAGCAAGCAACATCATCGCTCTCGCCAAAGAATCAGATGATGCTGCTTTTGTTGAGTTCGTGATGAGCAAAACGATAAAACGAGATAGCCCGATTCGCTCAGTGGCCATTAAACGCTATTGCAGCCGCAAACGCCCGCAAGATATTGCACGCATGATAGAGCGTGAGACCGGATCGGATGTACAGGCAGCAAGAAAGAGAGTTATCTGGTGCGAAGAGATACTCGAAGAGGAAATGTTTTATGCAATAAAGCGAGAAATGGAGAAAGAATTTCCAATAATCGCGGCTTAATTGGAAAATAAAGTTGCAAAATGGGAAATCCAAGTATATATTTTCAGCTATGCTCGGGAGCGTAAAGCGAAGAGCGGTGATTCAGGATAAACGAGGCGGCTCCTGAGCGCTGATTCCGCCAAGTTGGTAACTTAGTCGGTTAGACTGGGACTCCAACCATGCAGGCTGAGAGGTCTGCGCAAACAATCAAGCCCTGGCTAACCGCCGGGGCTTTTTGATCACAACAGGTAAGAGCATTGCAAGCGCTGGGCCATAGACAGCGCGGGAGCGTGAGCAGCTATCGGGCGGGCCTGAGAAACCTAATTTGCCTGGTAGCTGTTGAATTAAACAGTGCTCTTTCCGTTGTGGTGAATGCACAGGCTGATGTGCCGCTTAGATACGGAGTGCTTAACTGCTACCTGAAAGACTGGCCAATATCGCAATGCGTGAGGGATGGTATGACTTGGCGCCTCATGCCGGAGATCAGCACCGGCCACCACACAACATTTTAGCCTCGCCTTAGTGCGGGGCTTTTTGCATTTCAGCCCCAGCCAACGGACGACACACACGGCACACCCTCTTACCGGCAGCGTTTACGGCTGGTGGCTGATCCCTACCCATAACCCGAAGCCGGGAAAGAGCCCCGGAAGGGGGAGGTTATGAAAATGCCCTGGAAGAACGAACCCAACATCCTATCAATGCTGATTGCGTTCGGCATGACCTTGCTGGGAGCTATTGCCAGTTACTCATTCAAGGTGTTGAACGGCGAGGCCTTCAGCTGGCGCACGCTGTTTCTGCAGCTCTTCGTTTCTATCTTCGCCGGGTTAACTATGGTGATGATCGCCCTGCATTACGACTGGCCATCCGAAGTGATGGGCGGCGTATGTGGCATGGCCGGTTGGTCAGGTGCGTCACTGATTAAGGCGCTGGAGCGTCGATTCCTGAATAAAGCGAGTGATAGCAATGAATATCAGTAAAAGCGGCATTGAGCTGATCAAGCGCTTCGAAGGCCTTCGATTGAAAGCCTATCAGGATTCGGTGGGCGTCTGGACGATTGGTTACGGATGGACGCAGCCGGTTGACGGTAAGAAAGTCGGCCCCGGAATGCAGATTGATCAGGCGACTGCCGATCGGTTGCTGAAATGCGGCGTTGTGCAGTATGAGCAGGGCGTTAATCAGCTGGTGAAGGTGCGCATTACTCAAGGCCAATTCGACGCGCTGGTGAGCTTTGCTTATAACCTCGGCCTGCGGTCGCTGAGTACATCAACGCTTCTGCAAAAACTGAACGATGGCGATAAGCAAGGAGCTGCTGACCAGTTCGGGCGGTGGGTAAATGCTGGCGGTAAACGTCTGGATGGTCTGGTTGCACGCCGTGCAGCGGAACGCGAGATGTTTCTGTCATGAAGTGGCCGCTAGAGCATTGGCAGGCCGCTATAGTGGCCGTGGTGCTCTTCCTGCTGGCGTATTTCGCTATCAGCAATCAGGCTCTGCGCCACGAACGCGACAAATTGCAAACCGCCAACAGCCAGCTGTCTGGCCAGCTCGACTGGCAGAACAGCACACAGCGCGCGGTGGCGGCCATCGATGAGCACCGCACCAAGGAGCTAAACGATGCCAAGAATCAGATTGATGATCTGCAGCTCGCTGTTGCCGCTGGCGCTCGCAAGCTGCAGCTCGCCGCCACGTGCCCAACCACCGGCGCCGCCGGCGTGGCTGATGCAACCGGTCCCCGACTTACTGACGCCGCTGAACGGGATTATTTCCGTCTCCGAGAGCGAATCGAAACCGCCCGCAGCCAAATAACTGGCCTACAGGACTATATCAGGCAGGTTTGCCTCAGATAGCATTACAGGTGGCATTCACTGAGTGCCACCGATTGAGTGCATTACCCTTCGGCAGAGCCGCCACCTGTAATATTTTCAGGAACAGCGACTTCTGGCGTTAGCGGCCTGCGTGGGCTGTAGAGCGTATGGTTATCGACGATCCACTTATCTTTTATCCACTTAGTTACTTGCTGTGGATTGACGCCCATTTGCCGCGCGAATGCGGATTTATTGCCGCCAAAGTAGGCGGCTATGTAGTCAGTTAAAGTCATTATTCGGCGATCATCTCTTCGGTGACGTTGAACTGGTCAACGGTGTATTGGTCGGATGGCGCTCCGTCGCAATCGACTACCTTGGCATTCCAGCTTTCACCGCCATGCACAACCCCAAATGTTTCACCGCTTACATCAAACCAATAGGTGGTGGTGCCGTCGTTCCAGTTCTGGTCTTTGCTGATGTAAGTGGCTTTGATAGTAGTCATTTTGTCATTCCCTCGTTTCGATGGCGGTATTGCCTGTCGTTGAAATCAATATAATCAAAAATTGATTATCAAGCAAGGAGTTTTTAATCAAAATTTGATTATGTGTGACAGTCATCACAGAGCAGCTTTCCGAGGCTGCTGCGTGATGCAGATAAGCCAACTGGAGAACAAGCTTAAGGAGTCGAAATGACGCTGACAGAAGAACAGAAGGCGCTTTTCGATGCCCTGACGAAGCTACAGCAGAGGTTTGTCATTAAACTGCTGGAAGGCAAAAATCAGACCGATGCTTACAAAGCGGCAGGCGGGAAGGCCAAAACGGATGACTCGGCGCGAGTGCAAGCCAGTCGAATGATAACATTTGATAACGTTCAGGCCTTCCTCAAGTCCGTACAGTACGAAGCCATCAATGAGGCGATCATGACGCGCACTGAGGCGCTGGAGCGTTTGTCGAAGATGGGCCGCACTTCGCTGAGTGATATTGCAGATTTCAGAAATTGCCTGATTGGTGAAGACGAAGAGGGCGCTCCGGTTTATCAAGCGTCCTGGTCATTCCGCGATTCAGCCTTGCAAGACCCTGAAGCGATGGCTGCCGTTGCCGAACTGACGACGGGCAAGGACGGCATCAAGTTGAAGATGCACGACCCGAAGGCGGCGATTAAGCAGCTCGGCGAAATGATGGGCTGGGAAGCGCCGAAGAAAACCGAACTATCCGGCCCCGGCGGTGGTGCTATCAAGACCGAGAACACCAACATGTCAGCCGAAGAGGCGGCAGAGGCCTATCGCAAGTTGATGGGGTAAAACTGCTGAAAACACCCCAGAAATTTAATTTCAGAGCTATGCAAAAACACCCCTGTTTTATGCATCTTTTATGCAGTCCGTTTTCGACCACTACGGCGAGAAAACCCTGACAAATCACCCACTGCATGTAATCGGCGGGTGAGTGCTGTTTCGCCGGTACGGGTAACGGTCATTATGTTAAATAACCCCATTTTTCACACATTTTTCCCAGAGTAGCGAGCTATGCCTATTCCGTTCCCGTTCGACTTCAAAAACCCGGATTACACCCAGGTGTTCGAATGGCGGATGGAGCGCCTGCAACGCATCAGGGCTAACCCGGAAACGCTGCCGGCTATTCGCGAGTTTTACCGTACCAACCCGGCACAGTTCATTATCGACTGGGGAATGACGACAGACCCCCGCAACATCGATTACGGTCTGCCGGTGACAATCCCGTTTCTGCTGTTCCCCAAACAGGAAGAGTGGATCCACTGGATTATGACGCGCCGGGAAAACATGGAAAACGGCATCACGGAAAAGAGCCGTGAAATGGGGCTGAGCTGGACGGCGATCGGGCTGGCTTGCTCGCTGTGCCTGTTCAACAAAGAAATGGTGATTGGCTTCGGCTCCCGTAAAGAGGAGTACGTGGACAGCACCGGCGACCCGAAGGCGCTGTTCTGGAAGGCGCGCAAATTCGTTGAAACACTGCCGGTGGAGTTTCGCGGCAGCTGGAGCGAAAAAAAACACGCCCCCTATATGCGCGTTGAATTCCCCGATACGGGCGCCGTTATCAAAGGCGAGGCTGGCGATAACATTGGACGCGGTGACCGCACCACGCTCTATCTGGTGGACGAGGCGGCATTCTTGAAGCGCCCTTTGCTGATTGATGCTGCGCTGTCGCAGACAACGCGCTGCCGTATCGATTTGAGTTCGGTCAACGGCATGGCTAACCCATTCGCCCAGAAGCGCCACAGCGGGAAAATTCCGGTGTTCACGTTCCACTGGCGTAGCGATCCACGTAAGGACGATGCCTGGTATCGGAAGGAATGCGACAAAATCGATAACCCGGTGGTAGTGGCGCAAGAGCTTGACCTCAACTACAGCGCATCAGCCGAGGGCGTGCTTATCCCGTCCGATTGGGTTCAGGCCGCTGTTGATGCGCATATCAAGCTGGGTATTCAGCCTACTGGTAAACGCCTTGGCGCAATGGACGTTGCAGACGAAGGGCGCGATAAAAACGCCTTTTCGACCCGCCACGGTTTCCTGCTGGAGAACGTTCGCGAGTGGTCAGGTGTCGGCAGCGACATCTACCAGTCGGTTGAGAAGGTTTTCGGGTTCTGCGACACGGACAACATCGATGAGTACCGTTTCGACGAGGACGGATTGGGGGCTGGCGTTCGCGGCGACGCCCGCGCCATTAACGAGCTGCGTAAAGCTGCCCGCCGGCCGATGATTCTGGCGACTCCATTCAGGGGCAGCGGCGCGGTATTCGATCCCGACGATGAGGCGGTACGCGGCGACAACGGGCAGCAGGCGCGACTGAACAAAGATTTCTTTGCCAACGCCAAAGCGCAGAGCTGGTGGCGTCTGCGCAAGTTGTTCCAAAACACCTACCGCGCAGTTGTCGAAAAAATGCCGTACAACCCCGACGAAATCATTTCCATCAGCAGCACGATGGAAAGCAAAGACAAACTCATCATCGAACTTTCACAGCCGACCTACTCGATCAACGGGGTGGGGAAAATCGTTGTGGACAAACAGCCTGACGGCACCAAATCGCCCAACCTGGCCGACTCGGTGATGATCAGTTACGCGCCAATGAATTCAGCCCTGAATATCTGGGAGCTGTTAGGGAGACAGGCCTGATGGCACGAAATAAACCCACCTCAAAGCGGACGGCACAAGCCACCGCCGACGGGTACGAGAACTTTGTCGCCCGCGTTGGGATGCAAACCCCTAACCAGCATTCAGCATCGACTTACCGGGCAAACTTCACCAGTCGCAACCGCATGATGATTGAGTGGTCATATCGCTCATCCTGGGTGATTGGTGAAGCCGTAGACGCCATCCCTGACGATATGACCCGCAAAGGCATTCGCATCACCTCAGAGATTGACGCGAAAGACCGTGGCGTTATTGAGTCGCAACTGGACAACATGCAGATCTGGGATGCACTGAATGACGTACTGAAATGGTCACGGCTCTATGGCGGTGCGGTTGGCTTCATCATGATCGAGGGGCAAGCGCCGTTTACACCGCTGCGCCTGGAAACGATTGGCGAAGGCAAGTTTAAGGGGATCCTACCGCTTGACCGATGGATGATTAACCCGGTGCTTACCCGCCGAATTAAAGAGATGGGGCCAGACCTCGGTAAGCCCGAATTCTACGACGTTGTGACGACTGCTACGGGCATTCCCGCCTGGCGGATACATCACAGCCGCCTGATCCGGTTCGACGGCGTTACGCTGCCATTCCAGCAGAAAATGACCGAGAACGAATGGGGGATGTCAGTTGTAGAGCGCATCTGGGACAGGCTGACCGCATTCGATAGCGCTACGGTAGGCGCTGCGCAGCTGGTTTACAAAGCACACCTTCGCACCTACAGCGTGGAGAAGCTTCGCGAACTGATCGCGCTTGGCGGCCCTGCGTTTGAGGCACTCCTGAAAAATATCGACCTTATCCGCCAATTCCAGAGCAATGAAGGTATGACGCTCATGGATACCAAGGATAAGTTTGAAACGCACCAGTACAGCTTCAGCGGGCTTGACGACGTCATATCACAGTTTGCAGAGCAGATAAGCGGCGCCGTCGGCATTCCGCTGGTGCGCCTGTTCGGCCAGTCGCCAAAAGGTTTCTCAACCGGTGACGCTGACCTTGCCAACTACTACGACCGTGTCAGCTCACTGCAAGAGCGCCGCCTGCGCCTCCCGCTTAGGAAGGTACTGGACATCATGCACCGCTCTGAGCTTGGTAAGGAGCTACCGGAGGACTTCACTTTTGAGTTTAATCCGCTGTGGCAGATGTCCGACGTTGACCGCTCAACCGTGGCGGTGAATACCGTTACCGCCATCAGCACCGCGCTGAATGACGGGCTGATGTCGCCAAAGGCTGCGATGACGGATTTGCGCGAAAACTCGGATGTGACGGGTATTGGTGCATCGATCACTGATGAGGACATCGATAATGCGCAGTCGCAGTATGAGGAGCCTGAACTTGAAACCGGCCCTGCGCCGGCGTTCAGAAATCCAGTATCAGAAAAGCCTACTGGGGATAGTCAGTCAGATAAATCAGATCGTAACTGGCTCCTACGATGGTTCCCAGGCAAGCGCTGACACGGTAGCCGATCACCTCATCGACTACTCGCAGGTGCTGGACGACTGGGCGGCAATGGTCGGTCAGAAAATGTTCCTGCAGGTGGAGCGGGAAGAGTGGAAGCAGTGGAAATCGGTATCACAGCAGATTTCCGAGGGACTACGTGATGTGGTCGGAAACACGCCGATCGGCCAGGTGACACAGGATATCGTTTACCGGCAAATCCAGTTGATGAAGTCGCTTCCCCTGGAAGCCGCCGACCGTGTTCGCGAAATCCAGCAGCGCGCTATACAGGCCACCATTCACGGCGAACGCCCAGACGCGCTGTACGAAATGATCATGCAGTCCGGTGATGTGGCGGCCAGTAGGGCGAAGATGATTGCCCGCACGGAGATCGGACGCGCCACGGGCGCACTGACGCAGGCTCGAGCGCTAGCGGTTGGTTCTGAGGGTTATTGGTGGCGCATCGAGGGCGCCGGCACGCGACCATCGCATAAAAAAATGCGGGATAAGTTCGTGTACTGGCACAACCCACCGACGCTGGACGGAATGACCGGTCACGCCGGTTGCCTGCCGAATTGCAAATGCTGGTCTGAGGTTCACATACCAGGGCCGAGAAAGTGAAAAATACGGGCTTCGGTATCGAATCACGTTGAACTGCAATAGCGGCGAATTGTTGCGAAAATGTTGTAGTGAAAAACGTGAGCTTTCAGCCGAGAAAGTTGGGAGTTTTAAGCCTCTCAGCCCGCATTTGCATCGAGTGCCGATCGCGTGGTGCGCAAAAGGTCTATTATGTTAAATATGCCGGAAATCGGCGAAATTATCCCTCTCGAAACTGGTCGCGCAAGCGGCCTTTTTTATGCCCGCCATTCAGCAGGTAACCCATGAAATATTTCTTTGAAACCCGACTGGGTGAGACGCGCTATACGCTGGCTGATGGCTCGCTGCTGTGTAAGGACGTGCCGATCGCCCGAACGGGTACGCAAGTCTACTCTGCCAAAGACCTGCCGAATCTGAAGCCGAACGCAGCGGGAGAAATCATCGTCAGGCGCTCGCCAGAGCAGGTATTCGATCCTGCTACGCTGGCGTCGTTTGAGGGGATGAGCATCACGGTGCTGCACCCGGAGGATGAAGAAGGCAACGTTCGGCTGATCAATCCGCAGAACTGGAAAGAGCTGGCTCATGGTCATATCCAGAACGTTAGGCGCGGGGCGGGTGACCAATCCGATCTGATGCTGGCCGACATCATCGTCAAAGATGAGTACGCCATCCAGTTGATCGAGGAAGGTCTGCGGCAGGTGTCATGTGGCTATGACGCAGAGTACGAACAGACGGCCCCTGGTACAGCTGACCAGGTGGACATCACTGGTAACCATGTGGCTCTTGTTCCAAAAGGCAGAGCCGGAAATCGTTGTGCAATTGGAGACAGAGACACAATGGCAACTCAAAAGAAAAGCTGGCTACAGCGCCTTCGTTTCGCCCACAAGACAGGTGACGCGGACACGATGAACGAACTGCTGGACTCTGCTCCGGCAGCCGTAACAGTGGATGAGGGGGATTTGCCAAGCGGCGTAAACCTCAACATCAATCTTTCACCTCAGCAGCCCCTCCCGAATAAAGATCCGGAGATGGGCGGCGAGCCTACCGGCGACGGTGAGGACGATATCAAAACCTTGCTGAAAGCGCTGCTGGCGAAACTGGAAGGGACGACCACCGGCGATAATGCCGATGACCCCGAAGGCAAAGAGAAAAAGGAGCCTACCGGCGACGGCGAGGACGACGAAGAAGAAACGACCATTACCGGCGATTCTGCTTACCGTGCGGAAGTCATCGTTCCCGGTATCGATCTCAGCCGCAAGGTGAAGCCAACCGCCTTTAAACGTGACGTGCTGGCCGCTGCTGATAAAGCGCTGGTTCGCCAGGTGGTGGGTGATGCTGATATCAGCAAACTGCCGAAACAGTCGGTAAACATGGCCTTTAACGCTATCTCTGAGATTGCGAAAGGTCGCAACACCCGATCCACTACCGGCGATGCCCGTAGCCCGAATATCGGTACCCCAAGCATTTCCGCCCTGAACAAGCAAAACGCCGACTTCTGGTCTAACCGAAAAGGATAAAACAATGACTGCATACCTGTACCGGATGCCTGTGGGCATTGCCGGGGCTATCTCTCGCCCGCAGGATTTGACCGTAGAGCCGGTAATCCTCAAATCCGCCAATGCCTTCCCTGCTTATGGCCTGGCCGGGAAGATCGACGCAGACGGCTTCTTTGTGCCGCTGGCTGACGGTGACACCGCCGACAAAGTGAAAGGCATCTATGTCCGTCCTTACCCAACCACGTCGCAGCCTGACATGGTTCGCCAGGTGGGCACAGACAAGAACTTCCCCGGCGATGCAATGAAGCGTGGCTACATGACGGTTAACGTGGGCTCCGATGCCAGCACCATCAAAAAGGGCGCACCGGTCTACATCGTCGTTTCCCCTGACGCTTCTATCGATGTTCCCCTGGGCGGTTTCATGGCGACGCTGGTTGCCGACAAAACCGTTCTGCTGCCTAACGCAGAATTCACTGGCGCCGGCGATGCCGACGGCAACGCTGAAATCTCCTGGAAGATTTAAGGAAAAGACGAATGATTACTTTTGATCAGGCAACCGTTGATAGCTCCGGTGCGTTTCTCATCGGCGAGCTGGAGCGCCTCGACCAAACGCTGAACTTGCCGCTGGTGGGCTATACCTGGAGCCGTGATATTCAGCTGCGTGAAGACGTGTCGATTGCTGATGACATTTCCAGCTGGACAAACACCAGTTTTGGCGCAGCCGGTACTGGCGCAAACCCGAACGGCAAGAACTGGATCGGTAAAGACTCTACCGCCATTGCGGGTGTGAACGTCGATATCGGTAAAGACGGCAACCCACTGAACCTGTGGGGCATGGAATTGGGCTGGACTGTTGTTGAACTGGCGGCAGCGCAGCAGGTTGGCCGTCCGATCGATACCCAGAAATACGAGGGTATGCAGCTCAAGTGGCAGATGGACAACGATGAGCAGGTTTACATCGGCGATGATTCACTGGGGCTGAAAGGGTTGACCAACCTGGTCGGCGTTACGCTGAACAACGCGCCGAAGACCTGGGCGGCATCCACCAATGACGAAATTCTGGATAGCGTGAACAGCATTTTGTCGAATGCCTGGGCAGCGTCTGCCTATTCCGTTGTGCCTTCTGATCTGCGCATTCCGCCTGAGCAGTATTCTTTGCTGGCGAGCCGCAAGGTTTCCGAGGCGGGTAACATGTCTCTGCTGAGCTATCTCTCGGTTAACACCATTGCATATCATCAGAACGGCGTGCCACTGGAGATCAAGGCCGTCAAATGGCTGAAGAAACGCGGTGTTGGTGGCAAGGATCGCATGGTGGCTTACACCAACGACAAGAAATACGTCCGCTATCCGCTGGTTCCTCTGCAGAGCGTGCCTATTCAGTATCGCGGCCTGTACCAGATCGCCACCTACTACGCCAAGCTTGGTGCGGTTGAGCCGGTGTACAAAGAAACCCTGTCCTACGTGGACGGCATCTGATCACCAGAACGGCCCCGCAAGGGGCCTGAAGGATTACCGAAATGACAAAAGAAAAGCTGGTTACGATCCACGTACACACCCCATTCAAACTCACTCACGCGGATAATTCGGTGCAGGAATTCGGCAAGGGGCGCCACAACGTTCCCGAGTCTGTGGCCGCTCACTGGTTTGTCGAAGCGCACACCGAAGCATTGGGCGATTTCACCCCGCCAAATCTCGACGAAGCCGGCGCGCAACGCATTGCTGAGCTGGAAGGCAAGGTTACCGAACTGCAGCGGCTTCTGGAGATTGAAAAGGACAAGGTGGTAGAGCAAACCGAACAGCTGCAGGCTGCTGCCGCCGGTCTGGTTGAGCGTAATGAACAAATCACCACGCTTAACTCCCAGATAGCGGATCTGACCGCACGACTGGAGAAATCCAATGGAGCAGCCAAGAAATAAGTCACTGCCCACACCTGCAGACTTTCGCCGCGACTTTCCACAATTCGCTGATGACGTTGTCTACCCAGAACCGCAGATACAGTTTCGCCTTAACCTGGCCGATATCCTGCTGAGCGAGAAACTTACTGGCGCCAAAATATTCCCCTATCTGGTGGAGCTATTTGTGGCCCATTACATGGCGCTCTTTGCTCAGGATCATCGGTCTGCAGCTGCCGGCGGTGCGGGCGGTGCATCCAGCGGTGTCCAGACATCAAAATCGGTTGATAAGGTCAGCGTGAGCTATGACGCAAGCGCGACGCTTAACCCTGATGCTGGATTCTGGAACAACACGCGCTACGGCGCGGAGTTCTGGCAACTGATCACGATGTTCGGGGCAGGCGGCCGGCAGCTATGAAAAGCGGACTCAAGGTCATGAAGGACAACGCCGACTCGGTGCTGTCGTCTTTGCGCTCTCTGTCAAAAATGGATGTGCTGGTGGGCATTCCAGAGGCTAATGCAACGCGTGAGGATGGCGAGAGCCTGAACAACGCGGAGATCGGCTATCTGCAATCTACCGGCGCCACGGTGCAGCTTGGCGGCCAAACCGTCACGCTGCCCCCGCGCCCGTTTCTCGATATGGGGATCGAGGACACCAAGCCGCGAACCACCGAGCACCTGAAGGCGGCCGCCGTGGCTGCGCTGAACGGCAAAACGGAGGCGGCGCAGCGGGAGCTGGAAAGCGCTGGACAGATTGCGCGGGATGGCGCCAAAGCGGTCATTGGTGCCGGTGACAGGCTTCACCCTCTCTCTGAGATGACGAAGGCTAACCGGCGCGCCAGGGGCATTCCCGGCGACAAGCCGCTCTATGCGCATGGCTACCTGCTGCGCTCAATCACTTACGTGGTAAGGAGTAAATAATGCCGCTTCTCGACGTGACCGAGGTGCTGCTGGATCCTGATTTTGTCGATACGACGTTGGTTTGTCATCGGCAGATTCAGAGCCGGGACGATGATAACTTCACGACTAACACCCAGCAGGACATTCCTTTCTCCGGTGTGGTGACGGTTGACCGCTCCCTGGAAGCGCGCCGTATGGCCGCCGGCCAGAACATCAACGGCGCCATTCTCATCGTGACGCAATTTCGGCTCACGCAGGGCCAGCCTGGCCTTGATGCGGATGTCGTGACCTATCGGGGCAGGGAGTACCGCGTGACGTTTGTTGACCCGTACACGGCGTATGGCGCTGGGTTCGTTCAGGCACACTGTGAGCTGATGGAGTTTGACGGAGGATCACCCGTTGAGTAACGACAGCACAGCACCCGGATACCTGACGCCGGTCAGTGATGGGCCTACCTACGACGAGGCGCTGGAACGCCAGGTTAGTCGGTGGATCCGTGGTGTCACCGGCATGGATGCGGGCGACGTCTATCCGCGCTGGACTGACCCGCAACCGCAGATACCGAAAAACGGCACCACCTGGTGCGCATTCGGCATTACTGGCGTGCAGGAAGACGCCAACCCCGCTTATATCCAGGGTGCCGAAAGCGCCGAACAGTGGTCGCACGAAACCATCGATATTCTGATGTGCTTCTACGGCCCACAGGGTATGACGGTAGCAACCCGTTTCCGTGATGGCCTGTTTGTCTCGCAGAACAATGACGAGCTGAAAAACAGCGATCTAACCCTGCTCGACTGTGGGCGGATATTCAACCTTCCAGAACTCATCAACAACCAGTGGGTGCGCCGGTATGACATCGCCGTGCGCCTGCGTCGCAAAGTGATCCGCGAGTACGGCATCAAGTCGCTGGTGGAAGCACCGGTTCAATTCTTCGGAGAATAATCTATGTCACAGGGCTTACCTGTATCGAACATCGTCAATGTGACGGTGAATATGGCGCTGCGCGCTGCACAGGGGCGCAATTTCGGCGCGCTGCTGATCGTCGGTGGCTCTGATGTCATTGACGGCAACCAGCGCATGCGCAGCTATTCGGGAATTACCGACGTCGGCGCGGATTTCGGTATGGAGGCGCCGGAGTACAAGGCCGCTAACCTGTATTTCCAGCAGACGCCGCAGCCGCGCACGCTGTACATCGGCCGCTGGATTAAAGAAGACCAGGCGGCGCTGTTGCGCTGTGCCATTCTGACGCCGGCGCAGCAGGCGATCAGCACCTGGGCTTCGGTGACCGATGGCGCGATGAAAATCAGCATCGACGGCACGAACAAGACGATCACCGCCGTGGATTTCTCGGCAGAAACCAATCTGAACGGCGTGGCCGCGCGGATTGCGGAAAAGCTGAGCACGGCTAACGTAACGTGGGATGCAGTGAACAGCCGATTCATCATCATCTCAAAATCGACCGGCGAAGCGTCGGCGGTGGGGTATGGCTCGGCCAATACGACCGGCACGGACATCTCGGCAATGATGGGGGCGGTGCAGAACGCCGGTGCGCTGGCTATCCCGCGTGCGGCTGCTGAAAATATTCAGTCCTGTATCTACAAACTGGCCGACATGTCTACCGGCTGGTATGGCCTGCAGATCGCCGACACGTCCCTGAACGATGACGACGTGATCAGCGTTGCGGCCTTTATCCAGTCCGATGACGTTTCCCGCATCTTCGGTTACACCACGCAAAACACCGGCGTGCTGGATCTGGACAATGAGAACGACATCGCCAGCAAGCTGAAAAACGCCAAATACGGCCGCACCTTCATTCAGTATTCCAGCGCGAGCCCGTATGCGTCGGCGTCCATCTTCGGGCGTGCGTTTACCGTGAATTTCCTCGGTAACAACACCACGATCACGCTGAAATTCAAGCAGCAGCCAGGCATTGCGGCGGAAACGCTGACACAGACGCAGGCCAAGACGCTGACGGCGAAAAACTGCAACGTGTTCGTCAACTACGACAACGACACGGCGATCATCCAGGAAGGCCTGATGTGTAACGGCGATTTCTTCGATGAGCGCCACGGCCTGGACTGGTTGCAGAACTACGTGCAGAACAACCTCTATAACGTGCTCTATACCAGCACAACCAAAGTTCCGCAGACCGATCCCGGCATCACGCGTTTGCTGACCAGCGTCAACGGCTCGCTTGAGCAGGGCGTTACTAACGGCCTGATGGCGCCGGGCGTGTGGAATGGTGACCCAATCGGCAACCTGGCTACCGGTGACACGCTCACTACCGGCTATTACACCTATGCGCCGCCTATCGCCACCCAGGCGCAGGCTGATCGTGAAGCGCGTAAAGCGCCGGTGATCCAGTGCGCAATCAAGTTAGCCGGTGCTGTTCACTTCGCCGACGTCATCATCAACGTAAATCGATAAGGGGCAAAAATGTCTACTTACAGCTTTTTGGATTTTTCCGCCTCTATCGTCGGCCCAGGTGGCGCGTTCGATCTGGGCTATGGCTCGGGCAACGCCGAAGAGGGCGTGACAGTCACAATGGTTGAAGCGAAGAACACCATGACCACCGGTGCGGACGGTTCTGTAATGCACAGCCTGCACGCCGGTAAGGGTGGCACGATCACAGTGACGCTGCTCAAGACCTCGCCAACCAATGCCAAGCTGAGTGCGCTGTATAACGCACAATCGCTGTCGTCCGCTACTTGGGGCAATAACGTTATCGTGCTGCGCAACAGCGCCAGCAACGACGTTTGCACCGCGCGCTCGGTCGCGTTCCAGAAGCAACCAGACTGGCAGAACGCCAAAGACGGCGGGACTGTGTCCTGGGTATTTGACGCTGGTCTGGTCGATCAACTGCTTGGCACTTTCTAAGGAGTGATGCATGGAATTTGAGATTAAAGGCCAGCAGTACCGCGCGGCCAAACTTGACGCGTTCGCTCAGCAGGATGTGGCTATCGCATTGGCGCCGGTTTTATCCGGACTTATCCCTTTGCTGAAAGACATCATGGCCGGTAATGGGAAGTCGCTGCAGGAGGATAAAAACCGCCTGTTTGACGAGATCATTCCGCTGGTGGTGAAGGCCATCGGCCAGCTGAGCCGGGAAGGCCGCGCGGAGATCAACCATGCTTGCCTGTCTGTGGTACAGCGCCAACAGGGTAAGGCTTGGACAAAAATCTATGAGCCAAGTCAGCGTCTGATGATGTTCGATGACCTCAACGGACTGGATCTGGTGAAAATCGTTGGCAACGTGGTGCGGGATTCCCTCGGTGATTTTTTTCCCGCACTCCCCGTGAGCGACAACAGCGTGGCCCAGGGATCAGCTTAACGCTGGAGTCGTTGGCAAATGGGCGCAGTTATCTGCTGCGCCCGGTACATGCCCGTATGTGCAGCTATGAGTCGCTTAAAGACGGCACGCTGTCACTGGCTGATATTGCGCTGATGAATGAGTCGCTTGATGTCGAGGCGGAAAATAATTACCTGATAAAAAAATGGCAGGCAGAAAATGAACGCTGAAACCATCAAGGACTTCCTGATCTCGCTGGGGTTCGACATCGACGAGTCCGGCGGCCGCAAGTTCGAATCGGTGGTTTCCGGCGTCACGATGAATGCGGTCAAGATGGGGGCCGCAGTCGAAGCGGCCGCGCTGACCATCGTCGGGTTTACGACCAAGATCGCCAGCAGCCTCGACCGTCTCTATTGGCAGTCTCAGCGCACCGGCGCGACGGCGAACAACATAAGGGCTATCGGCTATGCCTTCAGCCAGGCGGGCGGCAGCGTGGAGGGGTTCAACGGCACGCTGGACAATCTGGCGCGCTTCCTTCGTTCGACACCAGGCGCAGAGGGATTCCTACGTAATCTGGGCATTCAGACGCGAGATGCGGCCGGCAATCTGCGTGACACTGCCCAACTGGTGACGCTGGTCGGCGACAAGCTGGCGAAAATGCCGTACTACCGCGCCAACCAGTATGCGCAGATCCTCGGCATTGACGAAAGCACGTTGCTGGCAATGCGGCGGGGTGTGAAGGGGTTCACTTCTGATTATCAGAGCATGCTGCAGGCGACGGGGTTCGATTCGCAGAAAGCGGCGGAGCAGTCGAACAAGTTCATGACCCAAATGCGCGGTCTGGCGAATCTGTTCGGCATCATGCGCGATAAAATTGGCGGTAATCTTGCTGGCGGCCTGGCCGGGAATCTCGAAAGCTTCCGCAAAAATATCCTGCTCAACTTCCCCAAGATAGAGGGGACGATCACTGCCGTGCTGAAAAAGGTGCTTTCGCTGGCCGATAGCATCATGACGCTGGTTTATCGGGGCGTTCAGGGCGCCGGCGATCTCATGAGGTGGTGGGATCGGCTGGATGATACAACCAAGGGGCTGATTAAGGTTCTGGGCGGCCTGCTGTTGGCCTGGCGCATGCTGAATAGCGCGTTCCTAACCTCCCCGATCGGCATGGTCACGGCGCTCATTGCTGCGCTGGTGGCGCTCTATGACGATTATCAGGTCTGGAAAGAAGGCGGCGACAGCCTGATCAACTGGGGGAAATGGAAGCCTGAAATCGATGCCGCGATGAAGGGCATGAAAGAGCTTCGGGATTCCATATTCAGCGTCGGGCAAGAAATCGCCAAGCTGCTGAACATCGATCTGAAAAGCTGGTCGCTGAAAGGTGACATTGCCGACTTAACGAAGCAATTCGGCGAGTTCGGCAAGATGATGACGATGATCGGCGATCTCATCAACGCGCTGAAGGACGGAAACTGGAGCGAGGTTGGCAGGCTTGGTAAGGCGTTGCTTAGCCAGGGGCAGGGAAATCCTGACGCGTTGCCTGCTGTCACCGACAGCGCGAACAGCGCCGCCGATTGGGTTAAGGACAAAACAGGCTTCGACCCGCGCAGCGTTGGGCAGTGGATACGCGGTCAGTTCTCAGGTGGCAATGAGCCGCGCGGTATCCGCAACAACAATCCCGGCAACCTGAACTACGTCGGCCAGAATGGCGCGACGCTGGAAGATCACGCCACACCCCGATTTGCTCGCTTCAATTCTGCTTTTGAAGGGTTCGCGGCGCTGGGTAAGCAGATCAAGGCGTACTACAACGGGACGTCAAAAGCCGCAGGTTATCAGAAGCTGCAATCTGTAGAGGACATCATCAGCCGCTTTGCGCCGGCCAGCGAGAACAACACCCAGGCCTATATCAACAAGCTGAGCAAAATGCTCGGCGTTGGTCGGGGTGACTCGCTGAATATTCAGGATCCGCAGGTGCTGGCAACGCTGATGAATGGCATCACGCAGATTGAGAACGGAAAAAACCCCTACGCGCCGGAAATGGTGTTGAAGGCGGCTCAGTCGGCCGTTGGCGCTGGTGGCTCGAATAGCTCCGTGTTCAACATCAACGTGCAGGGCGGCGGAGATCCACGCGAAACAGCACGCCTAACCGGGGACGCGGTTGAGGGCGTTTACCGCCGGCAGACACGCAACATGCAAACGCAGGTGGGCTGATGGATATTTTATCTGTGCTATTCTCCCAGCAGCGGCGACGCATCGGAATTATCGTGCCGAGCGTGGCAATCAGCGAGAAGCACATGGACGCGACGGAAATCACCGAGCACCCCGTGGAGCTCGGCGCGCCGACAAGCGACCATGCGTATGATCGCCCTGCTGAGGTGACGATGGAGCTGGGTTTTGCCAGCGGCGGATCGCTGATAGACGGGATCGACACGACGGAGATTTTTAACGTCAGTACCGGTTTATCGCTGGGTACTAGCCCGGCGGACGTTTATCAGCAGCTGCTGGAACTGAAAAAAAGCAAAGTTCCTTTTGCCGTGACGACCGGTAAGCGGCAGTACCAGAACATGCTCATCCGAGCGATCGAGGTGCTTACCGACAAAACCAGCGAAAACGTGCTGATGACGACGCTCACACTGCGCGAGCTCATCATCACCGAAACGCAGAAGGTGACGACCACGCCGGCGGAAAACATGCAATCGCCCCAAGACACCGGCGGCGTGAGCAACACAGGGCTGAAAAACCCGACCACACCGGAAAAGCAGCAGAGCATTTTAAAGTCTGCGGGAGGCTTACTTGGCATTGGTTGAAATCCCCCTTACGCCGGTATCACAGCAGTTCGCTATCCAGCTGGCCGGCGTGCAATACCAGCTCACGCTGATGTGGCGCGATGTGGCTGGGTGGGTGCTGGACATTGCCAGCAACGACAAGACGCCGATTATCCAGGGGATCCCGCTGGTGGCTGGTGCTGACCTGCTGGCGCAGTATCGTTATCTGGGGATTGGCGGTCAGCTGTTCGTGATGTCCGATCCCGCCGTGCTGGTACCGCCGACGCAGACCAACCTGGGCATTGAGTCCCACCTCTACTTTTTGACCAACTGACCGCCTATGGGCGGTTTTTTTATGGGGCGCCTATGACCACTAACTGGATACGAAAATGCAGCCTCATTGTGGCTAATAATGCTGGTGATGGGGTTGAATTATCTGGTCTAAAAATTACCTTCAATATCACCCGCCCTGATACCAGTTACCCCGCGACGGCGATGTTCAAGATTTATAATCTGAGCAGAAATACCGCCAGCCGTATCAGGCAGAACGAATTCACGCAGATTAAGTTTGTCGCCGGCTACCAGGACAATTTCGGGCTGATTTTTTCCGGGCAGATCCAGTATTCCTACAGTGGGCGTGAAAACCCGACCGACACCTATGTGGTAATTCAAGCTGCTGACGGCGATCAGGCACACAACTTCGCGGTTTTGAACACCACGCTTGCGGCTGGGTACACGCAGCAGGACGTTCACACTGCGCTGATGAAGCCGATCGGGGTTTATGACATCGTTGCCGGCGCAACGCCGGAATTTGCCACCACCAAGGCGCCACGCGGTAAACCGATGTTCGGCATGCACCGGGATGAGGTTTCCAGCCTAGCGGCGCAGTGTAAGGCGACCTGGCGCTATGAGAACGGACGCCTGCAGATGGTGCCAGAAAACGCCTATCTGGCCGATGCCATCGTGCTGAACTCGAAGACGGGCCTTATTGGCATGCCGGAACAGACCATCAAAGGCGGTATCAACGTGAAATGTCTGATTAACCCGAATATTCAGCTCGCCACGCTAATCCGCATAGACAACAAATCTATCAACCAAGTGGGCCTGTCCAGTCAGGATATTGCCAGTGGCAGCACGGCAGGCGCGTCTCTGCAACAGCCGGCTGTGCTCGATATGGACGGTGACTACATAGTCATTAATATCGCCTATTACGGCGACACACGCGGCACCGTCTGGTATCAGGACATGATTTGCCTTGCGAAGGGCGGGGCAGGTCTCGTAAGTCAATCCACTATCCGGGCAGGAGCATAACGTGGTAACCAACAATGAACGCCAGGACTCTCCCGAACTGGTGCTGAAGGCCTTGGCCGATTCGCTCAGCACCAGCCTACGGGTGGCAATGCCGGGCATCATCCAGTCTTTCGACGTTGACGCGGTAACTGCCACGATCCAACCGGCTGTAAAAGCCTCTGTGCGGCAAGCTGACGGCTCCTTGTCATCGGTGGTGCTGCCACTGCTGGTAGATGTTCCTGTCGTGTTCCCGCGCGGCGGAGGAGTTACGCTGACGTTTCCAGTGGCTGCCGGCGACGAGTGCCTTGTCGTGTTCGCCGACCGCTGCATCGATTACTGGTGGCAGAACGGCGGGGTGCAGGAACCCGTAGACCAGCGCCAGCACCATCTTGCAGATGCTTTCGCGCTGGTCGGCCCACAATCGCAAGCGAAGAAAATCAGCGGCATCAGTACCAGTACTGCGCAGTTCCGTAGTGACGACGGTTCGACCTTTCTGGAAATTGACCCTGCTACGAAAAAAATGAAGATTGTTGCGCCTGGCGGCCTTGAGGTTATCACTCCGCAGGCCGATTTCTCTGAAGCGGTAACCATCAAAGGGCTGCTGAGTTGGATGGGTGGCATGGTGGGTAGTATCGCCAGTGGCACCGCAGCCAAGATAACGGGCATGGTGGAGTTTGTCGGAGGGGTATTCGCCAATGGCAAGCGCATTGATGATAAGCACAAGCACGGCGGTGTAGAGCGCGGTGGCGGTCAAACCGATGAGGTGAGTTGATGCGATACCGTAAAGAAGATGAGAACGGCGATTATACCTTCGGCCAGGGTGACAACACCTTTTTGGAGAACACCCCGGAGGCGGTCGCACAGGCTGTGAAAACGCGCTTTGAACTGTGGACGGGCGAATGGTTTCTCGATGTGACCGACGGCACGCCGTATCGTGAGACGATACTCGGCAAGCACAAATCAGCCGCCTACAACATGGCTGTGCGCGAGCGGATCCTCGGCACGCAGGGTGTGACCGAAATCCTCGAATTCACCACGGAATATAACCCCGATACGCGTCGCGTGACGTTCACCGCGACCATCAACACGCTGTACGGCGAAACGACTGTAACCAGCGAGGCATAATGCTCAATCTCGATACGTTAGGGCTTGCGGCCAAGGTGACCGCGAGCGGGATCAGCGCGCCTGATTATCAGACCATACTCAACACACTGACCGGCTATTTCCAACAGATTTACGGTGACGACGTCTATCTGGAACCCGACAGCAAAGACGGCCAGATGCTGGCTATTTACGCGCTTGGCATCCACGACGCGAACAACACGGCGATCGCCGTCTATAACTCATTCAGCCCGGCAACAGCGCAGGGGCGCGGCCTGGCCTCCAACGTGAAAATTAACGGTATTTCGGTAACGCCGGCGTCTCGCTCAACTGCTGACGTGCGGATCGTGGGGCAGGTCGGCACACTGATCACCAACGGTACGGTGCGCGACAGCAACGACATCAGTTGGTCATTGCCTACCGTTGTGGTGGTCGGCATCGATGGCACAGTGACCGTGACCGCGACATGCCAGATTGATGGCGCCGTCGTGGCGCCTGCCGGTAGCATTACCGAGATCGGCACCCCTACGCGAGGCTGGCAGTCGGTAACCAACCCGGCTGCCGCAACAGCTGGGCGAAAAGTGGAGACAGACGCAGAACTGCGTCAGCGCCAGTCGAAATCCGTGGCTATCCCGTCGCTGACAGTGCTGGATGGCATTATGGGTGCCGTAGCGACACTGGACGGCGTAGAGCGCTACCGTGGCTATGAGAACGACACCAGCGTAGAAGATGCCAACGGCTTACCGCCTCACAGCATTTCGCTTGTTGTTGCCGGCGGTGACGCGGCGGCGATAGCCAAAACCATCGCCACCAAGAAAACGCCAGGCGGCGGCACCTATGGCACGACCACGATCGACGTTACCGATAAATACGGCATCGTGCATCCGATCAGCTTCTTCCGCCCGACCAGCGTTGATATTTACGCGCGCGTCGAGATCAAAGCGCTGCAGGGTTACACGTCGGCGGTCGGCGAGGAGATCAGAACGGCTGTCGCGGCATACATCAACGAAATCGAGATCGGCGATCCGGTATACCTGACGCGCCTGTTCCTGCCTGCCAACCTGAACGGCAGCGCGGACAGCGCAACGTTCGACATTACCGACCTGCAGATCGGCACCTCTCCGGGCAGCCTGGCGCCGGCAAACGTCGTGATCGGGTTTAACGCGGTAGCCGCCTGTGCGCCAGCGAATGTCGAAGTGGTGGTGATCCCATGAGTGAAACGAAATATCAAAAGCTCATCACGTCCTATCACAAGCACAAGCCGAAATTTTACGACCATATCTCCCTCATCACCCAGCCCCTGATCGACGTGCAGAACGGCACTGCGAAGCTGATTGACGATTTCGACTTGGACACTGCCGTAGGTAAGCAGCTGGACGCTGTCGGCCTGTGGGTGGGAATAGGGCGGAAGATCGCGACACCAATCACCGGCGTTTATTTCTCGCTGGACGATGCGGAACTTGGTTTCGATGCGGGGTTATGGCGCGGACGCTTCGATGCTGGCGGCTTCACTGAACTGGACGATGACACCTACCGAACCATCATTCGCGCGAAAATTGCGGCCAACCATTGGGACGGTACAAACGAGACGCTCAGCGACGTCTACCAGATCATCTTCCCGGACGGGAAAACGAAGATTTTCGCCGTCGATAACTTCGACATGACGATGTCCGTTTACATCACCGGCGAGCGTATTACACCGGTCATGAAAGCAGTGATCGAGCTGGGTTATCTGGACATCAAGCCGTCAACCGTCCGCATCAAAAACTACACCATCACCACCGAGGCGGGGCCGCTGTTTGGCTTCGACATCGATAATGAATTTATCTCCGGCTTCGATAAGGGCGCATGGGGAACACTGCTGGGAGCATCACAT